ATCGCCAGTGACGGAAACAGTGACGGATTCACTGAAATTGATGCGCTTTGTGCCAATATTAGAAGTGTTGCTGCCTACTGTAAATGTAGCAGGGAGGTTGCCAGGATTAACTCCACCCCGCCTGCTGCCGAGACCCATCTGGTTCATCCGGTTCATCTGATTCATTGGCATGGTGTTAGCCCCACACTGTGAGGGACGCGATCCCGCCCAGGACGGACACTTTTTCACCGGGTGCCAGGGGAATATAGATCTCTCCGCCGGGGAGGATGATATCGTCATCGGTAGCGGTGGGATCTGCGCTGATTGCGAAATAGATGGTGTCTGCGCTGGCCAGGCGGACCACGCTGTTTTCCGTTGCGCTGATCGCGGTACTGGCGGCAGCGGCAGACGATCCATCCAATATTTGATTGGCTCCGGGTTTTCCCATGAGCATCACGTTTCCGTTTCTATCGGTTTGCAGTGTTATCGGTAACATTCTTCTCTCCTTAAAATAGTCAATATCCATAATGGCAAAGCAGACCGGAGCGCATCATGCCTTCCTCCGGATCTTGGGCTCCAGCCGGCCTTCATTGATGAGTCTGAGCTCAAACTCTCTGAGTTCCTCCACCAATATGCGGCGGAAGCGCTCCTCTGTGAGGAGGCCGTGCTTGATCGTGAGCAGATCAGCTTCTATAGAGCGGATACGCAGCTCACGGTCATCATCTGACTTGCAGCGGCGGTTATACTTCACCAGGACAATCGCGTTGATCAGAGCCATGACAGAGCTGAATATGATGGTGAGATACTGCTGAGGCATTAGTCCTTCTCCTCCTGGATGGTTATGTCCAACACCTGCCCAGGAGTGACTGTGATCGCGACAGGGAGAAACACGTAGCCGCTCAGAAGTGCGGCGATCTCAGTAGAAGTGTCTTGCCCCATCAATGAAAACTCCCCGGCGTAGTTGGTGTAAGTGTGTTCATTCGTATCCAGAGCCACGGTGGCGTCAGATAGCGGTTCTCCTTTCTCATCTATGACGCGGCCTTCCACCAGCCCATAAGTGTTTTCACTGTCCAGCGCAAACACCTCGGTGCGAGATGTGTCTATTACGGAAGATCCGGCCTGAATCTGGCCAGTGATGTTGATCAGCGCCACCTCTTTCGACTTCGCCACCAGCTGGATGTTCAGGCGCATGCGATACGCAGCGATGCAAAGGCTCATGTCGTGGGGATCTAAAAACAAGATATCGCTGAGCATGTTGTGATGATACGTCCTGAGATAATCGTATTCGTCGAGGGTAACCCGGAGCGACGCACACTCCAGCGCTACGGTCTCTGCGGTCACGCGGGGGGTTCCATCGCCCATTTCTCGGATCTCTGGATCAAATGTGAACTTCGCGCCAGCATCCAGCAATGGCACCTTGTGCGTATGATACAAAAAATCCACACCCACATCGCTGAACTGAGCGCCACTTTCGGAAACTCTTAGATAAACATTATAGAACATGGTGACTCCTAAAAATTGGGGGCCGTAGCCCCCACATTACGATATGGTTACCAACTGTAGAGGCTCTGTGGTGAGGGAGCTGGAATAGTTCCGCTGACCGGTGAGTACGATTTTGGGCGAGGCTTTGCTTGAAAAATCGGGCTTCGGATAGACGCGAACGCCAAACGCGGCGTGAGACACTTCCGGTTGATCAGGATCCATTAGCAGGATGTCCAATTTATCATTTTTCAGACCACGCAGGGTGGCGTATTCAGCCGCGCTAAAGTCGCTGATCGTGACTTCGACATTGACCTTTTCGGCCACTACCATCATGGAGCTGCCGCCGTCTGCGTCTTCCTCCACTTCCTTGTCCGGCATCAATACTGCTGCCACGACGTTGCCGGTGACCGGAGTCCAGCCGGTAATCGTGTAATCCGGGTATGTCCCGCCCTTGGTGGCGCTGGTGATGATCTCATCGGCAGAACGGTAGAACACTCGTTTGAAATATTTAACCATGGTTTACGCTCCTTAAAGCACTTTTTTGATAATTGCCGCTGCCGCTGTGGCCAGGGCATTTCGATTGTGATAGACGAATTCTACCGCCCCGCCCAGGGTGCCGAAAATCTTTTGCGCGAGGTTCTTTTTGGCTTTAGGCAGAGCCTCGATCTTGGCAACCGCCAAGGCTTTCTTTTCGGGGTCTGGGAGTCCGGCGGTATCAGGATTGGTCTTGATTTCCTGGATGATCTCCAGGATCATGGAAAGCAGAGCGATGATCTTGCTTTTATCGATGGCAGCTCCGGTCCATTTGGCAATCAGCCACACCACGAGGGTGGCGATCAGGCCCAGGATGAACTGCTGATTGGCGAGCAGAAATTCAGTAATCATTTGTCACCTCCTGTGACATAATGGGCGGCGGAAGAAACACGCCGCCCGGGAGCATCAGATGAAGGGTAAACTACCATTTTTTGAATATCATTAGCAGGTTCGCACCGGTGCCGGCAGAAGCTCTACGGATCCAGAAGGTCGCCATATTGTGAACCGGCAGCGCCACAAATGCAGTAGTGTCCGTCAATGTAATCTCGTAATTGTCGGCGGCGGCATACAGGCTATCAGCAGCGATCTTAATGTCAGCCGAGGGCTGGATCAGCATCTCGAAGGTTCCATCCGGGATCTCGACTTCGGTCCACACAGTGTCTGCGGTACAGGCAACGGTCTGGGATAGCCAGGAAGTGCCCACGTATGGGATGGGGTTGCCATTGTAGTCTTTGATCACGCTTTGCGCCATCAGAGACGCTACCAGGATCGAAGCCAGAACGATGAGCGAGAAGGGTTTAGATAGCTTTTTCACTTCTTCCTCCTTTAGTTCTCACGCAGGGTGAAAGCCCATTCGGTGTTTTGGCCTTTGGCGTTCTGCTTTGCCCAGAGGTTCCACTTGGTCTTGGCAGATCCGACATCCAGGGTGGGGCCTAAGAGCTTGTACGCGTGACGCACATAGGCCAAAGCGTACTTCTGGTAGAAGATCACGCACTTCTTTCCGGTAGTGCCTACCGCCCCAGTAGAAGCGTTCAGCAGTGGCATAACATCGTCAGCCACCTGGATCACTTCGAAGCTGCGAAGCTTTCCGATCACATTGTTGGGCAAGACTTCACCGGTTTGCCCCATTTTATCGCGGGAAATGAAGTTCGGGTTCTTCACCACGGACTTGTACATCGTGGCTCCGATCACCATGTAGCGCTCGTCTTCAGGAGCATGAGCGTTCGTCATGGCTGCGGCGATATCCACGACATCATCGTCAGTGATCACGTTGTTCACGGTGTCCTTGAACTTGAGGCGGCTTGTGGCTTGAGGAGCGGCAGTTGCCAAGGCAGAAGCGATCAGCTCTTGGCGATAGGTACGGTGGGCAAGCTCGCCACCCTTAGCGCGAGTGTCACGCAGCGCCACATTGGTCTCCAATGCTTCAGATTCGCTCACCACGATGGGATAACCTTTCTCGTCATCGATCGCGATAGAGAGTGTGTCTTCGGTGGATCCATTGACAAAATCACCGTCATCAATGGGCATCGACAGGACTTCACCAGGTGTAAAGCGCGGGACTTCCAGGCTCTCTTCCTGCCCATCCAGCTCAGACGAACGGTCGTGAACGGTGTCCAGGAGATCCCTGAACTTTTTTCGCGCTTCGATTTCGAGGTCGTGAACCTTGGCCAGGAATTTCTTGGCGGGATAGCCGGTGGTGACGCCCAGGGACATAATCACCAGGGCAAACAGCATAAGCATGATAAACATTATACACCCTCCTTCATGTGGGCGTCATAAAGTTCCTGCCAGCGATCAGGGCGCTCTTCAGCCATACGCTTGTCCAGCGCAGGGTCAGAGAGCAATTCGCGGAAGGTCTTTACGTTATCCAGGTTTACCGCTCCATCAGCAGCGGAAGTTTCCACGGTCTCGGGGGTCGTTAGATCCGCAGGAGGCCGCGAGTTTACGAACTTGTCATAGAGCTTGCGGTCGCTGTTGATCAGCGCCAAAGCCAGCTCTTTGTCTGCGGGAAGCAGCTTTTTGTTGGCGATAGCCATCTCCACTTCCTGGGTGTTGAGTTTTGCGTTCACGGTGTTCATGGCTTCATTGGCAGTTGCCAATTTTGCTTCTGCCGTGGTTTTAGCTGCGGAAAGCTCTTTTACTTTCGCGATGGCGCCATCTTCGTCAGTGGCTCCCAGCATCTTCAAGAGTTCATCCATGGGGTTTCCTCCATTATCTGTGTTTTTTATTGCCGGAAGCTCGGTCAGGAATGGCGTGTTGGTCAGCGCCACACTATGCAGCCTCCATGTTTTCAATGTTTTACCGGTTACTCGGTCAGCGCGTTGAAGCTGATAAACCGGGCTGAGATAGCGGTATTCGCCATTCTCAATCAGGGTCTTGCCAAAAGCCGTCGGCTCCATTTCCACGTAGATCTTGCCGTCATCCAGGCGCATTGCTTTGCCCCATCCGGCAGCGCGGGAATCTGCCTCGGAGAGCAATCCGCCCAAGCTTTTGTGATCAACATCAAAAAGTAGGTCTCTCCCCTCTTCGGTAAAGGCCTCTATCATCTGCTGTAGCTCTTTTTCCGTAACGGCCATGTCCCGGGATTTCCAGGATCCGGCCAAGGCCACGCAGAGCTCCATCCGCCCGTTTTCCATGGCGATCGGCTTCAGTTCGTGTCCTGCGCATACGATCAGGTCTCTGATTTTCATCTCATTACCTCTGTTTTGATGGGCAGATAATAGCTGTAGGCTGCTTAGCGATGCGGGGATTATCCTCTTTTTGCGGGAACATCATCCTCTCACCACCTCAATATCCACCTCAAAGGCCACCAGACCGTCATGCACGATCGTGTTGCGAAATGAGCTGAAAAACGATCTGCCCAGGTAAGCGCCTTTGGCGTCCAGGAGCCCTTTGTCATGGAATATCGTAATGATCTCCTCGAGGATATCCAGCATGTTGCCGGGGCTGCGCTCCAGCCGGGATGTGAGCACGTGTAGCACCAGGTTCATTCGGCCCAAAGGATCTCCGTTTTGTGCCGGTTCCCCGCCCACATACTCGATGTAACAGGCTGGAGGATATACCACTTCTTCGTCAAAGCGCTCAAACTGGCCTTCATAAAACTCGATCTGGTTGAAAGTATTTTCCAGGGCTTTTTGGATAGCCTCACCTACTTCACGTAGCATTTGACCCTCCTTTTAGGGTTCGCTCCACCTGGCTGATTACAGCGCTGCGGATAATTGATTTATCGTGATCGTCCAGGAACATATATGGCCTGGCCGGGATGGTTACTTGCTTTTTGAGGGCATAAATGGGGATGGGCTTGCCGTCCGTTTTTTCAAAGATAACACCCTTGGCGAGAAAGGTTTGAACCGGATAATCCCGGGGTCGGCTCAGCTTTGCCTTGGCCGTTAGGGGAATTGCCAAATATTTGGCATTTTTGGGCCTTATCACGCCACCCTCGTGGTGGATCCTGGCATATGGCACCGTGGCATCTCCGGCGCTCAGGATCACTGAATCACCTTCCGTGCGGTATTTTATGGAGCGGAAAAGGGCTCCGCGGGAATAAAGAGTACGCCCACTTTTTTGGGTAGGAGGCAGCACTTTACCCTCGCGGATCCGGCGCTGGATTTGGCGCACTGCCAACACTCCAACCTGGCGCAGGATATCAGCTTCGATGCTCATAGCTCCACGCTCAGTTGTTGCGCTTTGCTGCTGAACTCCGCGCTGATGGGCTCCACCACTTGGGATGTGGGGATGATCTCCAGGCTGCCGCGCTGGATCTTTTCCAGCAGTTTCATGCCCTCTTCCTTGTCCAAACGTACAGATTCCGGCACCTGGTTGCGCGCAAAGCGCAGCCAGACGTCATAAACAGACAGAGACAGGCAGATCCTTTTAAGAATGGGATCCGTGCTCACTGTGGCGGGGTCGATCCTGGGGCGGATCATGGCATCGATAGTGTTGGATACGGCAGTCAGAATCTCCTCCAAAGCAGTATCCCATTCACCTTCTTCCAGGGGTTTGCCCATAGTGGCAGCCTGGAAGCCTATGGCTTGATTAAGTTCGTCTGTGGTGGCTCTCATATGTACCTCTAAAACATTGATCTATAGTCTGTTTGACGGGATTCCACCCGCTCGTATTTGTTTGCCGTGGCTATCTCGCGAAAGCGGGCCACGGCTCCGGCCAGAGCATCCGGGGCGTCATCATTGCCGGCATTGGGGAAGCCGATCAGCTGTTCCTTGAGCAGGTTCCAATCCTTGCCCACCACGCAGCTTACGATGTGCCCCCATTGAAATAGGGGCTCCAAGGTGAGTATGCGCTCTTCTTTTTTCAGACGGTTTTCTACCCCGCAGATGGGCAGGATATAGCCCTTTTCGGAGGCTTTTTGCGGGAGGAAATTCAGGATAATGCGTTGCCAGAAGTTGGTTTCCATGAAGTGCCTGGTTTTGAAACGGGTGTCCAGCTCGTACATGTAATCCAGCATGTCCAATATGCTGCAACGGCGGACAAACACATCCAGGATCCAATGCATCCCGCTCCACATCGCCACCGTGACGATGGACTTATAATCATTGGTTTCGTTCGCGCCCAAGGAAGGGTCACAATAACTGATTGTGGGCGCTTGGCGCAGTTCATCGAGGGTAGGCAGCTGGATATTGAAGCCGCTGTCCTGGATGGCTTTGACGTTTTGCGAGCCCTGCCCGAAGGGGTTGTAAAAGCGCAGCCAGTCCTCTTTGAATATGTCACCATCGATGCCGGGCTTCATCAGGTAATGGCGATCAAATCCCGCCTTACCCATCACAGCTTTTTTGGCGTCCAGGTTTTCTTTTGTGTATGCCTGGGGCCAGCGGCTATTGCCGTCATCATCCAGGGCTTTTACTATGCGATTGCGCATATATGGGTTGGGCTCGGCTTTGCAGCGCTCAATAAACTTGTGCAGCGCTGAGCTGGAATTGGTGAGGTTGCCCAGCCAGAGCATCAGCCCACCCTTCGGGCCAAAGCCGCCGAAGGCCTCCTCAGTCACGTACATATACTTCTTTTCAGCGATCTTAGGGTTTGTGTCCAGGTGGCTTTCCAGGTCGTCTATGATGATCAGCCTGGGCCTGTGCCGGCCGTGCATCTTGCCCTTAATCGCCATCTTGTAGCCCAAAGCCAGGTAACGTATGCCGTTAACTTCAAAATCCGTCTCTTCGCCGTGGTTGATATCCATCCCAAAATCCGGGTAATCATAACGCAATCGGCCATTATAGACAAACTCCAGCTTGGCACAAATAGTACGCTCTCGGGTGAGCTCGCGATCTGCCCCACTGAAGATGGTGAAATAGCTGCGTTTTGTGATTCCCGCCCAGATCGGCAGGATGACAGCCAGCAGGGAGCTCTTTCCAGAGCCTCTGAACCATGCCTCTGCGACGATCGATGTCTGATTGGTGTCCAGAGCCTCCTGAATGTCCGAAAGCTCTTCTACGTGGAAATCAGCGAATTCCGAGTAAATGTAGTGGGGAAAGTAGGTCTTGGCAAAATAGATCAGGTCGGTTTTGGCCCGGGAGATGCGTTCTACTTTTTTGAGCGCACTATCATCGGCAAAGGCAATTGTCTGCTCCGTGATCAGCTTGGTGAGGTCTTTAATCCGCTCATCAAACTCTCTCCGCGTCATGTTGCGTTTTTCGGCCATCCTTTACTCCGAAGCGTACTTTTCGCGAAGGTGGTCTGCCAGATCAGGAAGCAGCTCCTGGAACTTTACCAGCCATTCACTGTCACCCACGGCGGAGGCAAAAAAGCGCGTCACGTCCTCAAGGAAGCTGAAAATATTGGATAGCATCACCTTCTCCGGCATCAGCCGATCCATCAGTTTGGCCGTCTTCCAAAGCGCGTCTGCGGTGGATGGGTCGGTAAGTTTGCCTTCGCTGACGGCATTTTGCACTGCCACACTAAACTGCTTTTGCATGTTCAGCCATAGGCTTACATTGCCGCCATTGGCCACATCCTGGTTCCAGTTGTTCTTGCGCTGCCATTTGTACAGAGTAGTTTCCGGGATGCCCATCACTTCAGCAATATCCCGCATAGTCTTGCCTTCCACCACGTAAAAGCGGCGCGCCATTTCGACGGTTGTTTTTTTATACGCCATATTCCAAATACCCTTCGCGGCCATCATTAAGGTAGGCCGCTGCGTCATAAACCGTTACTTCGGCCACCTTGCCGGATTCCGCTCTGACCACTGTCACCTTATCGGCTGCTTTTTGGATGTAGTGAGTGGCGTCCTTGCTCTGCCAGATCTCGGCAGGAGAGCTTAGCGAGGCTTTGGCGTTGTCATTGCCGGCCAGGTCGATGGGATAACCCAGCACATCCGTATAATACGCGCCCCGGTCTGTGTTTATCATCAGGTTTTGGGCACTGTCAGAGAGTGATTCCAGCACCTTATCCAGATACTTTTCATATTGTGCGATTGCGTCTGAGGGCAGAGAGCGGGATTGTCCTACATTGCCCTTGTATCCTGGATCCACTGTAGCCTCGGGATAGCGCTGACCAAATGTGGGCTCAGCTTTCGCTTCATCCTCGGTCAGCTCCTCCACCGTACAACGGCAATTCCAGCCGTTGGGCGGGTAATTATCTTGCCAAAAGATGTCATCCACAGCGGCTACTGTGCCATCCAGGATCCGGTGTTCATCGCGCACCAGGTCGTCGCGCATGGTTACGTATTTCAGATATGGGAATATGTCTTTATTGGCCTGAATCTCGTCCCATTTACCGGCAGCATAGGCAGCAATCCGGGCAGTGTCAAATTCGGTTTTGAGGTGATAGGGATTTTCGGGTTCAAAGCCTTTTAAAGTAACGCTTTGGATAAAATCCGCAAAGCTACCACCCTGGGCCAGGATGCCGGCCGCTTCGTTTTTGATCTCGGTCAATTGAGCCATAGTCCGCACGCCACTGATTATCATAGATTGGTTGCGCAGCCGGTTAGCCATCTCCACTCCGGATTCATCCCATTCAAACACGATCTTGGGCAAAGAGTTAGCCTTGCTTTTGGCTTTCCTGGCCTTGGCATATTCCTGCACTGCCTCCACGGCCAGAGCCTGGCCAAACTCCGCAATCCACCAGCGTGGGCGGTAGGCTTTCAGGTGATCGATGCTTTTGAGAGCTCTCAGCTCAGCCTGGAGTTTTGCCAAACTTTTAGCATGAGGTGCCGATAGCTGCTCGGTAGTATTTGCAATGATCGTTTCCGGGCCAGGCTTACCCTCAGCAAATGCCGGCATGGCGGGAGCTTCCACCACCTTTTGGCCTCTTGCCGGGCGGTCAACGCCATAGGTGTCATAGAAATAGTCTTCCGAGATGGGCAGGCCCATCGAAACCAGCTGGCTGTCTATGCTCATGCGTTTTTCCAGGTCGATGGCCTTGGGTAGGCTGAGCCAGAGATTCACTCCGGTGCCGAAGTTTACCGCGTCCACATAGCCCAGGATCGTATTTAAAAAGCGCTGGAGATCCTCGATGTCTGCCTGCATAATGTCACCACGCACCTGGTTATGCACCTGTCCCAGCGCGTAGCTGCCCACGTCTCCGTGATCGGTGGTGAGCGTTTGACCCAGGATGGCTTTTGTGACTCTGGTGCTTACGAAATTGCACAGCGTTTCATAGAGGTTTTTGCTCCCCTCTTTGCCGGCAAAATCCACAAAGTCAATCTCGGTGTTTTTGCTGATGATCCCGCTCTGATCGGTGCCCAGGCTTTTGACGGCCTGTTTCAGCACAGCCAGCTCTTTGCTATCGATGCCGGGGTCATATTTGCCCAGGCGCAAGGGCTTGCCGTAGGTCTCGGTAAACTGCGCCCAGTTATTGATCGCAATTGCGTAGAATACATAGTACTTAAGGATCGTGTGAAGCTTGGGACGTCGGTATAAGATATTGATAAACTTCATTTCCGGCAGCTCGCGGGGCCTTTCCCCTTCATAGAGTTTGAGCTCGCGGTTCACGATCCTGATATCCAGATTGCTGTAGCCCACCAGGTCTTTGGGCAGATACATGCCATCACTCATCTCCCACAGCACTTGCAGAAAATGGTAGCCATACAGCTTGCCTTCGATGAAGATATCGATCCAGCCGGATAGCTTGTCCTTTAGCAGCGCGTCATAAAACTCCGCCCGGGGCTGTGGGAAACCATCATCATAAGCCCACAAACAGCTTTTCAGAGCTTCTTTGCGCACCTGGACTGCCGACTGTAGCGCGTCATCACTATCCAGAAAAAGGTCAAAGATGTTGCCCAGATCCTGCATTTTCCCATCTGTGCGATAAGCCCGGATAGCATAGTTAATCTTGGCTGGGGTGATCGTGTCCTCTTCAAAAAGAGTGTGGTATTTGGGCATATCGTCTTTCAGCAGCCCGCTGGCCAGCTTACTGGCATTGGATATCACGGCTGCTGCGGCTTTTTTAATAAATAGCTTCATCGTTCCACCTCGGATTTTATGTGTGGAACATACAGCCTTAGCCGGTTGGATGCCATATTTATCCGCTTTTTGCGGGACAAAGAAAAGCCCCGGACTTGCCGGGGCTTATGGTTATGCTTCCAGGTATTCCCGCATTGGCGGGCGCTCCTTTAGCTTGCCGTACCAGTAGTAATTCATCCAATCATGCAGGATGACCAGCTCAGCCTTGCTTAGGCGGCTGATCTTTGCGCTTAGCAAATCATAGTCGACTCCATACTTTTCGTGAATACGATCAATCAGCATGGCGTCCTCTATATGGGCGATGTAGCCGGAGATCATCCGCGGGCTAAAGAGCAAGCCGTTCTCCGCTTCCAGGATCATCAACAGCTCCTCTATGGTGAAATATTTCCGTAGAGAGGTGATCCCATGCTGCCTAACCGCCGCATAGGCCTCCACCATCCATGTTGCGGCGGCGGTTAGGTTGCCCATTTCTTCCTGGATGCGCTCAGCGAGCGCATCCTCAATACGTATGGTAGCTTTTTTCATTTAAAATCTCCAATAACATCTGCAATTGTTTGCTCTGAGACACCCCGGTAGTGGGCGGAATTGGTCACAAACCGGTATTTGCCAGTTCGATAGAGCGCGATCAGTTCATCTTCGGTGAGAGCCAGATTAGGGCGCTTAGACTCACTCTTAACTTCATAAAGGTGGTAGGGAGTACCAAAAAAAGGATTGTCACTATAACATACAATATAGAGCGGCTGGTCGCCAATGCGGAAACTTTTGTCTCTGCCATTGCTTCCGATATCGTGGAAGGTGATGTACTTTTTGGTTTTAGTGATGCGGTCGAGGCCACCGGCCAGGACGGGAATGGATGCATTCTTGAGTTCAGGGTGAGCTGGGTTGCTGTTGTCCCAGAGGTTTTCCCAACTCGGGTTTTTCTTAAGCTCGGTGTAGAGTTTGTGATCATAAATGGTTTGCATGGCTGCTCCTTTTGTGCGATGTTTATTTTGTCCCCCTGAGGGGCTCATCACACTATCTGGTTACAATATATTCAGAGCCCGCTTTTCTGTCAAGAAAAAAGATGGCAAAAACGCCATCTTTTTTGTACGCTATGATGTAAGTCACTATACTACATGCCGTTATCTCCTGTAATTTCCGGAATAATTGTTTTTCCCTGGTGCTCAGGGTACCAGTAGGGAGGCTTATACGCGCCTGGGCGCAAACACATTTTTGGAAATTTGGGGAACATCACGAGCATATTGTCGTTGATAAACTCCGGGGGCAGGGGACGGCAATAGGTACGGTAGAGGCTATTACTATCAGCCAGTTCGTAATCAATGCGCGTAACCCAGCCGAATCCAATTGACACCTTCTTGCCAATGCCCACCAGATAATCGTCCAATAACCGGCGAACTTCGTCAGGCTGATTGGTGTCATAGTAAAACCATATCTTGTCCACGCTCATCGCAGGAAAAGGGACGCTATAGCTTTTGAACTCGCCACTGGCAGTATTTATCCTGCGCATGCCTTTGCCAAAATCCGCATATTCGTCGTGCCTGCTGTTCCAGCGTTTTTTCCATGAATCCATTCCCATCGCCGATTCGCCATAAAAAGCATAGCTGCATAGGTAAAAATCTCCTTGGCTATTTAATGGTAGCCGCACTTTGTTAATAATGTCACGAAGCTCAGCCCCTGTTGGACTTAGATAATCATACTTGCTTACTCTCTCCGCCATATAGCAGTAATACAGCAAGGCATCGAATACTGGCCTTTCGGATAGGCTCACAGGAGAGCCAAGGCTTAAAGTAGCTTTATATATCATGTGTAACTCCTTATTTCTGGATATTGCGCCGCCAGAAGATAGTACTTATCAGGATAGTGGTGTTTCAGCCAGGCTATTCTGCCATGAGCAGCCCCATCTGTTGTTAGCCATCCTGCGTTACGTATCTGATGCCGGGGGAAGAACAGGGTCTTATCATAGACATGGCTATATGGTATTTGATAGTGGTCTATCATCCACCAGAGTTCTCTGATCTTGATATGTGCCAGAGGGCTACAGCGCCATAGACCATCCTTGGAGCGGAATAGATCCCCTTTATGCTGAATCAGCTTTAGCCTTGCCCTGCTCTCGTCGGCTCTTATTCCCCAGAAGTTGCCATCATAGCCATGCTCCTGGCTCCAGGTATTGGCACGGTTCTTTTTCAGTATATCCACTACTCTTTTCTGTTGGGCCTGCGTCCTGGTAATATCCGGCAATCCGAACTCCTGAATAATCTCCGCATAATCTACCGCTGCCGGAAGCTCAATATAGTTCAGATTCCATTCTTTCACCAGCCGATCACGCAGTTCGTATGTCTCAGGGAATGCGTAATTACTGTTCATATATACCACGGGGATGTCTGGCTTGATCCGTAGCATACACCATAAAAGAAACACGCTATCTTTCCCCCAGGAGCAAGAAAGGTAGGGCTGCCGCATTTCCAGCAGCCCTCTTTGTATGATGTCCGTGATGCGGCTAAGCTCTCGGGAGAACAGAGAAGAAGGCATTTGCCGCTTCCTTTGCGTTATCTATGTATCCGAGATACACTTGATTTGCTCCGTCCGGTATCACCAGACCGCTTAAATCGCATTCGGCGTTTCCAATTGCCCACATGCCGCCAATAAAAGGATTTTCCTTCAGAAGTGTGAGCGCGTGCCAGAAAGCAGATACCCAGACAGGATCCATCTCCAGCATACGGAAGGCATGAGAAAACGGTGTTCCCGGCGCAAACACTTCATATTCATACTTCATTTGATCCGGTGCAGTGCGCTTTTCATCACCTTCGATTTCGATGTCCTTTTCAGTTTTAGAGCTATCCAGACGGGTCTGGAATATCATATCTAAATACTCCCAGTAGCTCTTTTCTCCGGTGCCCAGTTCCCGGCATATCGGGTAGGCCATTCCCACGCTCATGCTGCCTTCGATGGTCATGTTGCCAATGGCGGCACCAAACACGCCAAGCATGGGGCACAAGTCAATGAGCTGTTTGCGTTTATCCAGGTCTTCATACATCGTGCTGTCGTTTAGGATGCCGCCAGTGAAGAGCATATGGTAGTTTGATTTGCTCAGCTTTTGGATACCTGCCCGCACGATGTAATCGTGCATCACCAGCCTGCGCATTATGCCGCGGATGCTGTTGCCGGAAACCATGGGGAGCATCTCGTATGTCTTCACGAACTCGCCAGATTTTGTCGAGGATGAACTAAAGATGGTGGGCTGACCCTTTTCTTTGGTTTTGGTGCGCAGCTTCAGCGTAAGGTAATGCGCGTTGGTTCTGGCTGTTTCGATTAGTTCCTCGGCACTGATGTGGTCAATAATCTCCAAGACCTCATCATCTTTGATAGCCCGAACGCCCCAGCCTTCGCACAGGCAGCCGATAAATCCAGCCTTGGTATTTGTAGTGCTTGCCTTTAGTAGTTTGCTAAACCACTCGTCCCAAATGCCCATTAGCCTGCGGCCTTTGATTCCATCAAAATCAATGGATCGGTGGACTGCGGCCAATATGTTTACAATGGCGTCATTACGCTCATCCTCATTCGCAAAGGCACTTTTCACCTTAACCGGCTCACGCAGAATAATCTTTTGCCTGCGCAAGGTTTTGGCTGTGCCATAGTCTTTGTCACTACCGGTATGAAGGGGGGTTTTGGTGGTGAATGTGTAGTCAATTTTGATCATCTGATTCCTCCTGATCTTTGTACAGCGCCCATATTAGGAGCTGCATTGTTTTTGTGTTTCTGAGCATGTCCAGAGCGGCCATATCGGTATAGTATTTGTCCACTCCATACTGCTCAATTTTGTTGTATTTAACTGTGTTGCCCAGTTCGATATCTGCCTTACTAAAGCCGCCCGCATAGAGATCCATTCCAGCCATAAAAGCAGAGCGAAATAGCCAGCGGTGTACCACTACTTCCCCTTGATCCGTTCCTATGAGCACAACATCAGAGATCGGATCGTTTATCTTGGCAGAAAACCAAGCGTGCTTCTTCTGGCTATAATTCACGATTAACATATATGGTGATTGTGGCGGGTTAAGTATCGCATCAACGATTTCTTTGCGTGAGGCCTTAGACAACCCAGATTCCGTTACCATAACGCTATAGCTGCGCAAAGCCTTGCCGTCAAAAGCTGTCTTCCCAAGGCATGCAGCGCAATTGGGGCATATCACCTTGCCGGGGAAACGCAGTTGCGCCCAATCCGTAAAGCTGGAACTAATTACTTTTTGCCGTTTAGTGCCTTCTGTCGTTTCAACCCCACATATTGCACACACCCCGGCCTCTTCACCGGGTGTTTTTGCCAAATGTTTGGCAATCATTTCGCTTGTTCTCATTGTACCCTCGTTTCATAATAAATTCGTTCAACGTGCTTTGCGGACAGATACCAGCGGTCTGCCACGATGTAGAGCGCTTCTTTCAGGCTAAATCCTTCGCTTTGCAGCTTTGTGACCTGACGTTTTATGCGTTTGTTTCGTTCTGATCGGCGTGACATTTGGCCTCCAGGCGAGTTAATTTCTTTTCTATCAGCTTGCGGACTCCCGCGCTGCGGGCTCTTGCATACATCAATCTCAGCTTTGCCACCCGCTCCAGGTATGCCTTCCGCAAAGCGCAAATCTTCATTCTATCAGGATCGCATTCCTTCGCACTGCAGACATTTACCTCACAGCCAAGAGTGGCTTTCCAGGGATTCATGACTTTTTCCCCTGGTTAATATTTTTTTGCCACTGGTCGCATACCATCCAGGACGCCACACGCCGAATCGGCCTCACATGATGGCACATCAATGGCCGTCCCGGCACTGGAGCGCCAAATACGCTCCGGCCATATTTACAGCTCTCACAGTTCTGCTCTGGTGTTCCTATACGGTAGTTATGGGGTTTGGGGTGGGTCATTCTGTGCCTCCTGATTGCTCACTAAAGATTTTGGACTCATCCCAAAGCCATCTCTCATATTCAG